GGGATGCGTTCGGGTTGCCTGGGGCCACGATCTGCCGGGCGACGCCGAACATTGCGCCAATGGCGTCAAGGTTCGTCCCCCACGACGAGGGAAGAAGGACGGCGCGGATGGCGTCGTTGATCATCGCGAGCTGCAAAAGCTCGCGGTAGGCATCCTCTTGCTGAAGGATCACCGCCGGATCGGTCTCAAGCATCTCCACGTCGAAGGGGATGCCCGCCGCCTCGAAGCGCTGCTTGAGGTCCGCGATGCGCTCCTCAACAATGGCCTCGTAATCGAGACCCTGAATGGCGTCCGGCACCGGCACGCGCGAAAGGTCGATGGTGTCGAAACGGCTCATCCTGAAATGTCCTCAGTCTCGCGCGGGACAAACCGTCCGCCGTCTACGTCAAACGCGACGCGCTTGCGCCCTGCTGGCGTGAAGTCGCCAAGGTGGCCGCGCGGGCGATATTCGACTTCGATCCGCAGTTCCGCCCGCCCGTTCCGGTTGACGGAAAGGGGCAGGACGCGGATCAGCCGCACGCGCGGCTCCTGCTCAAGCGCAGTGCCGACCGCCGCGAAGAAGCGCACAAAGGTCTCGGGCACCATGTTCTCGCCGAGGAGGTTCGGCACGAGCGATCCGAACCATCGGCGCATGACGCGCTCGCCGAAGCGCGTCGTGAAGATGACGCCCATCGACTGCGCGACATGGGACCAGCCGGACAGAGGCTTTCCGGTCTCCCGGTCAATCCCATGGCCAGCCATTGCTCAATCCTTTGCCTTGCGCTTGCGCCGGAGCTTCCCCCTCGCCACCGGCGCCAGGGCGGGATCGGGAGACAGAACCGGGCGGATCGTTCCAAGCGTCAGCTCATAGGCCGCCTGATGCGGCGTCAGCCACAGCCGCCCGTCCGCCGGGCGGCGCTGTCCGGCCACCCACGGCCCTGCCTTCTCGGTGACCTCGTAGAGCTTCTTTTCAGCCATAGCGCCCTCACGGGATGCGGAAGAAGGGGCGCCCGGTGGTCGGGTGCCCGCATGATGCGACGTGCCCCTCGCGGCAGGCCGGAATGCCGCCGATCCGGAAAGTCGGCGTTCCCTCGGCCATGACGGGATCGGTCGTGTGCGGCGGAAGCGGCGGATGCGGCGCTACGTGGTCGCCCTGCACGACGACGGGAATGCCGCCGACCTTAAACCACGGCACCTGCATGCCGAGTTGGACGCCGCCCGCATAATCGACGCCGACGAGGGCAATTCCCGGCATTGCAGCCTCACGATTGGGAGAACTCATAATCGGGCGCGGCCATCTTCAAGCCGCCGCCCGTAAGCTCGAAGGTCGAGCCCTCGCACTCAAAAAAGATGCGCGGCACCTTCACGACGATCTCGCTACCCCGGAGCTCAATCCGGCAGTCGCCGAACGTTAGAACGTGCTCGTCGCCTTTGTCGCTCGGAGCCGCATTCTGGTTGCTCCACGTCATCGGCACGGCCAAGCCTTGCCTGAAGTCGCCCGTACCGCTGATGAGCGTCATTTGCTGCCCGACGCTCGGCGGCGAATGGATCTTCATCGCCCCGGCAATCTGCGCATAAGGCACCGGCGGCGACAGAAACGGCTCCTCTTCCGTGCCACCGAGCCGGAGGCGCACAGTTCCGGCTTTCGGATCAACCTCGGCGACCGGCCCCTGCTTGACCATGCCGTCGATACGCCGCTCGATTTCTGCCTGCCGCCGGAAGATATCGACGAGAAGTCGCGTCAGGTCCATCAATCCGTCTCCGGGCCATCCGCGTCTTCAGCAGTACTCGCGTTGAGCACGAAGCCGTCAGTCATCGCGATTTCGTTGACCTTAGAAACCTCCTCGGGCTCAAGCGGCCACTCGGAGAAGTGTTCGGAGGCGTCCCGCGCGAGCCCAAGCGACGCGCGAATGCGCTCCCAAGGCGGCATCGGGCCATCGGTCACGACAGCATCGATGACCTCGGCAACAGCGTCATATTCGTCGTCGTCCCTCAGCATTTCGATGATCCGGCCCCAAACGCCGCTAAGCGCAGTCCCCGGCTCCGGCTCGGCGATAGTGTCGATCTGAAAGACGTATTGACGGGCGGCATAGCGAATGCCGTTGCTCTCGTCGCCGCCTCGATAACAGGAGACGTTATTAACGCGCAGGACGATAGTCCGCCAAAGGTCGCCCCACTCGCCGCCGCCCGCCTGCAACGCGCGCATGATCTGCCAGCCGAGGATATTCAGTTGCGCCTCAAGACCGGCATCGGTCGCCGCGATAACAACGTCACGCTCAACCTCGCCGTCGTCAGTTCGCACGACCATTTCAGCCGTGGCGGCGACGACAATGATGAGCTCCATCCGGTGGTCGCCCGCGAAGAGGTCTCGCCCCTCGATAGTCACGCTGTCATCGTCTGTCATGACGACGACGACAAAATCCTTGCCGCTATGCTCAAGCACGAGGTTGAGGGGATTGATCGTGCTGTCATAGACGTTCGCGCCGGCAAACGTCCGCCCCTTGATTGCTCGGAGCGTCGCAACGCGAACCGCCAAGGCTGCAAGGCTCATTATCGCTTCTCGACAAGGTGAACGTGAATATCGCCCCGGTCGGACGAGACCGGATCGCGAGCGACGACGTAGGCAGGCGCTCCGGGGCGCGTAACGAGCACGACGCGATCTCCCGGCTTAAGCGCGTAGCCTATTGCAGCGTAGTCGGACAGGTCGAACCATACGCTCGCGCGGCGCTCCGCAACGCGCGCGCTCGTGTCGATGCTCCGCCCCTGCCGGACACCCTCGAAATCGCTAACGGTCGGCGACAAGGCGATAACGCCTCGCGTCGTGACTTGCGCCCGGTTGGGGTCGGGAGCGGCTGGCTTCAACTCGCCAGCGGGCAGCATGGGCTCGACGCGAACCGCCTCGCCGAAAACTTTAGCGACCGCCCGGAAGGCGGTCGCTGCATAGGGGTGATTGTAGCGCACGGGATTAGCCGCCAGCCCCGCCGGCCTTGCCCTTCAGCAGCACCTGCGGGCGGGTGCAGTACTGCAAGGCGTTCATCTGCGTGTCGAGGTAGCGCCCCTTTCCGTTCGGCATCGGGAACTGGCGGGAATAGAGGCGACGGCCCATCGTGTTGACGGTCTCCTCATAGTCAGCCGGCGCATAAACCGTCTTGAAGAGGCCCGGCACACCGACCGGGAAGATGTGGCATTTGCCGCTCTCGATGAAGGCAGTTCCGCCAACCTTGCCGCGATAGTTCTCCCACATGATGCCCCCGAACGGGAAGGCGCCGTAGGACATGCCGCCGCTCACGTAGGACGAGCGGAGTTCCGCCGCAGCCTGCCAATTCAGGTAGCTTTCGCGGACCTCTTCGTTCTTGATGAGCGCGTCGAAGAAGTCGTCGCTGCAGAATGCGTGGACGCCCGAGAACGGGACGCCGCCGAGCTTGTCCGCGATACGGCGGATCACGTCGGCGCAGGCCGCGCGGAGATTGCCCTGCTTCTTGTTCGCAAGGTCGAAGGCAATCTCCTGATCCTGCTGCACGCCAAACTCGTCAAAGAGGTTGAGCGCGGAGCCGTCCGCATAGGTGACGACGCCCTTGATGGCGCCGAGGCGGGCGTATTCCTCCGTCGCGACGAAGGAATTGACGTGCGTGCGCTGGCGCTGCGCGACCTTCTGGATGACGGTCTCAAGCGCCCGCTCCTGTCCGAAGGCGCGCACGTTCTGGACCTCCTCCGCATAGATCGCGTCGTTGATCTCGAAGTGCGGGATGATGAGCGAGCGCAGATCGCGCTTTTCCTTGTCGATCGTGACGCCAGGGCCGCCACGGGGCGTCGGAGGCACGAGGACGAGGATGTCGCCCTTCTTCTCGATCGCGATCGTCGTCGTATCGACGCTCTCGACCTCGAAGAGCCCCATCTGCCCGATGCGACCGGGGACAAATGAGATGTTGTTGATCGCATCGGTCAGGTTCGTGACCGAGAACGCATCGCTGTTGAAGATGTCGAGCATTGCCTTCCCCCTCGATAGGGCGGTGCCCGCCCGCTCGCAGCGGGACGGCGCATGTTACAGATGAAGGTCAGGGGCGCCTGGCGGCGCGTCCCGTCAGCGGACGATGATGCC